CAGAGCGGTGCGGATGAATCCGTTCTTTTCTGCCTGCCGCATGGCAAGATCCGCCATGCCTTTCACGAACGGCACCTTGTCATGGTACTTGCCCAGTAGTTCGGTTGCCTCATCCACCTCAATGTCCATGACACCGGCCAGCTTCTTCTTGCCCATGCCATACATGATCCCGAGGTTCACGGTCTTGGCTTCCTTGCGGCTGATCCCAGCAAGGTCCGCCACCTTCTGGTGGAAGTCGGCATTACCTTCTTGATACTCCGCGACAACCTCGGCGATCATCGGATGCGGATCCTTTAGGGACGCGCAGTAGTGGGCCAGCCACCTCGGCTCTTGCGACGCATAATCGAAAGATCCCCACTTGTGCCCCTCTTCTGGTATAAAGAGGCCACGGATCATCTTCTTTATTTCTGGGTCACGCGCCGGGATCTGCTGGAGATTCGGGTTGGACGAAGAAAATCGTCCGGTAACTGTGCCCCCTTCATCTGAACGAAGAGGGTGAAAATCACAATGGATACGACCGTTATGCGAATGCTCAAGAATGGTTTCAATAAATGTCGTGTTAGCCTTGTTAAACTCGCGAAGGCGTACGATCTTCTGCGCGACAGGGTGCTCGTGATTCGCAAGAAATGCTTTTGTAAAGGCGGGAGCATTAGACTTTTCTGTCCTTTCGTACGTCAACCCAAGCGCGTCGAACGCCTTTGCTATCGATGTGGCAACCCACGGCTCTACAAGGACGCCAGTCTCTGCCTTTATCTCTTTAAGTAGCACGCTCTCGCGAGACTTCAGTTCCTTTCTAACCTGCTCGGCGCGGTCAATATCAACACGAACACCAACCTCTTTCATGTCAAGCAGTAGCGGAGTCAGCGACGACTCCAGTTCAAAGATGCCAGTGCACTCGTCTTCACGCAATTCCTGTTCCAGGCGGTCCCACAGGCGCAAAGTAACCGCAGCATCCTGCTCGGCATACGGACCTACAAACTGGCTTGGCAGTTGCCACATGCCGGACTTCGGGTCCACTCCAAAGTATTCGGCTGCTCGACGGAGCATCTTCTCGTTCTTCCACTCGCCGAGATACTCGCCAGCAAGGCTGTTCAGGTTGTAGTACCGGCGGTTCTCGTCAAGCAACGGAGCCGCTACCATCGTGTCGATCACCCGGCCCTGCACTTCGATGCCGGCCCAGCGCAGCCAGCCCAGATCGTACAGCGCGTTGTGCATAACCTTGTCAATGTTAGGTGTGGCTAACTGTTTTTGCAGCCAGTTGACCACCTTCTTCTCTGAGATATTCCCACCGCCTTCATGACGCACGGGGTAATACCCCACAAAATCCCCAGCCGCGACAGCGTAGCCAATGACGTACCCGTCATTGCGGCACCATCCGGGTCCGAGTCTTGTCAGGTTCGGGTCTCTGGTTTCGAGGTCAATGGCGATGCGGTCGAACTTGGTGAGATCAGGGAAGATAGATGGCGGAGACCACGGCTGTTCTATCCCAGCCGCTGCCACCTTCTTCATCTCCTCCACATCAAGAACGTCCCCCTTCCTTTGGACAGGGAAGTTGTCCCGAAAGTCAGGGTGCTTTGTCAGGCTATGCTGATGTGCTTTGGTCATCGTTCGAAATCTCTCCCCCGAGTGCAGCGTATCCGATGATGTCTACCCACGAATCGTCCTTGTGCATGTCCTCGGCAAGCCGAGCCAGCTTCAGTCCAACCATCATGGCAACCACTTCGGTCGGCGTAATCTTGTCCAGCAGTTTCTTACGGAGCAGCACGTTCCAGATCGTAGCAATCCGTTCATGGTTCAGGAGCGCCGGTCCATAGTCCTCGGCCCTCGATCCATTGATCAGTTCTTCTGCCTGCTTCAGGAAGTGCTCTCTGTTTTTCATAGTTCGAACCTGTGGTTGGAGTGTGACTCGACAAGGTGTAGCTGTTTGCGGGCACGAGTCATGCCCACATAGAAGGTGCGGATTTCACCTTCGGTGTCTTCGGCTCTGGTTATGACAGGGCTGGACTCAAGCAGGAGGAGGACGTTGTCTGCCTCCCCACCCTTCGCCTTGTGGATCGTCGAGATCCGAATCCTCGGCTTGCCCGACAAGATAGACTCGCCCATCCGACGTACAGAAGTAATGTAGATCCGCTCCTGTTCCGACACACGGATCACTTCGTACCACGGTGTCTCGGCAGTCGCGGTCAACTCGCACAGGTTCTGTAAATCGGTGAGGTTGTAGGTTGCTTCGGGGTCTAGGTTTGTAAGTTTGCGTCGGCCAGACTTGGTGATGACCGTTGATTGGATAAGTTTGGAGAAGCTCTTCAAGTCCGCTGGGGACACAAACTGATTTTTGCATAGTCGCAACCACACCTCGATTCCGTTCAGAACATTTGGGGAGATGGACCAGCCTGGCCCCTCACGCCAGAACAGATATCCCTGCTCCTTGAGGGTGTTCGCAACCTTGTTCGCGATGTTATTCGTACGGGCAAGAATCAACCATTCGCCAGTTCGTAGGTCCACATCGAGGATATCATGATGCCATACGACGGCACCACCTTCTTCGACCGGCGACCAAACTTTTTGCTGCCGAACAGCTAGTCGTTTTGCCACACTGTCCGCCAGCCCATGCACCTGCGAGGGCAGACGGTAGGATTTGTCGAGCACGACCTTGTCGTCTGATGCGGTTAGGAAGTCGTTGACGTTCACACCCATCCACGAATAGATGCACTGATCGTCGTCGCCGGCAAAGTAGATGCGCTTGGCGCACGGCTTCATCACTTCATGCACCATACGCCACTGGAGTGGCACCAAGTCTTGGGCCTCGTCCACGATCAGCACGTCGAGCAGCGGACAGTTACCCTGCATCACGAACTGTTCGATCATGTCCACGAAGTCCACCTTGTCGGTCATCTTCTTGTAGTCCCGGATCACCTGATCCATGACCTTCAGTTGCTGGAAGTGCAGACGATAGTCTGTGTTCTTTTCGTTGAACATCTCCTCCATTGACTTGCCGGTTACCCGAGCAAGCTGGAGGATGCCGTGATACTGATCACCCTTGGACTGCCCCGCCGAGAACAGGATGCCATCGTCCATGCGGACAGAAGCAGACGAGAGCATGGGCAGACCCAGCAACTCACCGATCTTGTTGTAGTCCGCACCCTTCATGACCTTCTGACCACTGAGGCCAAGGTTCTGAAACGCGAAGGAGTGCAGCGTACGGAACCAGATCATCTGCTGCTCGTTGATGCCCAGCTTCTCCGCAGCACGGTCCCGTGCTTCCTGTGCAGCCTTCTTGCTGAAGGACACGAAAGCAATCTTGTCGGGCGCCGTTCCACGGTCCAGTTCTTCCTGAACGATGTTGATCAGCCGTGTGGTCTTGCCCGTGCCTGGGGGTCCAAAGATTGTTGTCGCGGTCAAAACGGAATCTCCTCTCCAACTACATCAATGGCCGGGATCTCGACCTCGTTAGACTTGGCAGGCACCCACCACACACGCATGGGCATGGTGTCACCCTTCGTTGTCTTGAACCGCCGCTGACCGTTTGCCTGCCCGCCGTTGTTCAACTCTTTCAGCCGCTCCTGTATCTGGCCCCGGCTGTAGCTGTCGAACTTCTGGTTACGCAGGAACTTCATCAACGCTTCGAGCTTGAAGTACGTCAGCCCCTCGTCCTCGTCGGTGTACGGCTTGCCCAGTGCGATCTCTTCTGCCGACTGTGCTTGTACCCGGCCATCACAATACGCCTCGACAAGCTCGTTGAACTGGCCCTTGTATGTCAGTTCATGCGGCACGTCGATGTGGTTCATGTCTTCCATGAGCATGGTGACGATGGTCTGCCAGTCTTGCATCTTCATCATCGGGGGCATGACATGAATCTGTTCCATGCATGCCTTCTGAAACTTCTGTGGTGTCTGCAAGTCGTCGGTTGTCAACTCGACACGACGGCCACCTACATCGCAGAACCAGACAGGCGGCTCGGACTTCACCACACATAGCCCTGTAACGTCCACAGCCATGCTGGTAACGCCGATACCGAACTTCTTGGTCTTACACAGCGTCTTATTGCAGAAGCTCCTCAGTGGCTCCTGATCGCACGGGAATCCGTAGTCCTTCTTATCATGCTGGTTCTGGATCGTGACGATCTCGGACGCCGGCAGCGGTGGGTTGGCGAACCGCTGGTTGATCTCTTCGAGTCGTTGCTTCCATGTCTCGGGCTGTTCCTTCTTGCACCCAACCGCAGCGGCGAACATCACCGTGTTGCGGGTGCCCTCGGGAATGCCCTGCCCGAACATACAGTTCAGGCAGGGCGCCCATTCCTTGAACTCGTCTTCGACAACCCCGAAGGTAAGCGAGATGAACGCCTCCGGGGTAACGGCACGACTGTCG